AGGGTCAAGGGCCATTCTGAACTGTGGAGCTGGTGGACTCAACATGATTCGTGGGATCTGGGCCGTGCAATAAAGCTTTTAAGTTACCTGCGCCGTTGTGATAAAATTCCATCGCCTGATGATAAAATATCATAGCCTGCCATGACTGGCTATGTTGTTTAATCATCCCGGCATAAGCAATTTCCCACATAAAACCATCAGCGGTTTTGATGCGTTTTAGCGTTGGTGCGGTCATGGCTTCGGGGTGTAGTAAGCAAACCATTGTCGCAACGCATCGCCAGTTGGGGTGCCACTAGCAGCTTTTGCTGCTCGCAGAACACCCTTATAGTCATCAAATGATGTGCTGCCTGATTCCTTATACAGCGTAAACCTGATGCCTTCTGGGAAATTAACCCCAGGCGGCACCGTTGCAAAAACGCGAAACAATCCGCCATCAAAAAATCTACAGATCGCACTAACAGGTGGCTCAATGCCACATGCTTTTAGTACTGTAGATTTCAAGACGCTTTCAGGTATAAAGCTAAGCTGTTTCCAAGAGGGTTCGCTCATGCTGCCTTGCCGTAACGAGTCTCAATGTGTAGACGTGTTGCTGGGCCGTAGTCTTTTTCTAATGCAGGGAATGCTCGCATCAGCCTGAGTTTGTTGCTGTAGTCAGCAGCAAAGCCTGCATCACTAAGGAGGCTATAGAAACTGCCGCCAAATTTTGAGGCCGTTCTTAGCGTCCAATAGATGTCGGATTCGTCAGTCATTGTGGAAGCTGGCAGATGGGTGTGGGTTGTTGAAGCTGTAGCTCGCGGCCAGTTTGAATGCCAATGGCATACATGCTGAAGCCAATAACAATTGCAATTGCGATTTTCATTTGTTAATCTCAAAAGGATCTACTACTTTTAGCATTGTATAATTGTCTATCCCTTTATGTTCTGCATAAAATTGCGCAGATTTATGGCTGTAGAAAGGGCCAACATACGTTGAGTTTATTTTTAGAATAAATGTCATAATTAAGCGGTTGGTAAATACCAGAAAGGAAGGTTGTTTTTTATTTTTATAGAATCATCATATAAACTGCAGCGTTTTGCGTATTGACCGCGAACCTGGTTGGCTTCAGGGAACCCAAAGCTACACTCATTAGTTCGCGCTAACCAATGAATGCAAGACCAGCATTTTGGCTTACCTGCAAATGATTCAGCTATTTCTTCGTATGTCTTATTATCACGGATGGCAAAGTAATTATATTGCGCGGCGATATAAGCTTCTTGCACATTATGAGTGTGAAGATCTATTGTGCGTTCTTCAGTATTGGGAACTTTTAAATTTGCTTGCCAGTTCTTTGACAGCTTTTTACGTTCAATAACTAACCGGCCATTATATAAAACAATCATTAGTATTCACCATGGGCAGGAGCATGGAATAATCGCTCTAGCTGCATCGAGGCTGGTTCTACTTCAAAATCGAAATCAGCTTGCATTGTGTCATCAGTGCTGCGAGCAACAAAAGTCAATGGTGTGTTCATTTGTTTTACCGCCACAAAGCCAATGCGAGGGCTGGAGATCAGGAAGCGGATTGCCGCATTCTCAAGCCAGGTAAGGAAGGTTGCGCTGTTCATGAGACGTTTAGCCATTGGATTTGGTTCCACCATGGCAGCCATTCAACTGCTGCGATGGCTTTTGCATCAGTAAAGCTATAAGCCCATATGCATTCAAGGATGTTGGCAGATGGGATCTGAAAGTAAAAACGTTTCATGTTTCGTAGATGGGTTTCAGGGATAGAACAATTTGAGATAGCAGCCATTTTTTACCTTTCATATCAAGGCAGTTATAGGTAGGCCATGATTGGCCTTCAATACGCTCAACAACAAAAATTGTTTCCTCGTTACTCCAGCCGCGAACATAGGCAAGATCACCTGGGTTGAATTTCCACAGGCATGTCCAGCGATACGATGAATCAATAATTGAACCGAGCCGGTAGGTCTTTTGTTGCGTTGTGACAATCGGAACGACGTAGCCGCTATCTAAAACAATTCGTGGCATAAAACAATTGCGAAGGGGATGGGTGTGGGGGGTTGGCTTCCCCACAAATGAATCGTACACCACCGGCAGAGTTATTACCGGTGCAGGAGCGAATCTGCATACATTTTTAACAATCCAGCTTTAGTAAGCTTCAACTTGGTGCTCCTCCCGCTGGCAGGGGTTACAGACCACGCTACATGCTCAGGTGACAATGCCACCTCAACAGTAAACGTGGGGTCACCACAGCATTGGCAGGTGCGTTGCCGCAGCGTATGGTCATCAAATTGGGAGTTGACGGATTTTACATAAGATCCAACAGCTCCGCATTTCTTGCATTTCACAGCAGCTCATCATCAAACGCTGGTACGACCTTGCCATTAACAAATTTAACAAAGCTATCAACTTCTTTGTTTTGCATATTTTGCAGAGTTTTCCAGTCAGCTTCAATTGCAAGCCCCAGATACTTCAGACCGGCTTTGCTTACATTGTTGTAACCGCTGACCTGCAGTAGAATCTCACCATTCTCATTTGCGACTGCATTTGAGACATAATTAATTAATGCCTCGCGGTCAGCTTCCTTGATGCCAAATACACCGCTAACATCAGGATATTTTTTATTTGCATCAAACCGATCACCAAATCGTTGCTTTAATTTTTCTGCGGTGTTCTTGAAAATTGCGCCAGTGATCTTGAATGTCATGCTGATTCCTCAGTGTGGGTGATGGTGTTAGTCTGTTCAAATTGCTTTACTGCACATAATGCATAAAGCACTCGGCCTTCAATTCGTGTGTAATCAGGGCCTAAACCCTGGGTGCGCCAACGAATAAGCGTTTTGCGGTGGATATGCCACCGCTCCGCTAATTGTTGATCTGTCAAAAATTCAGAGGATGTCATCATCATCAACTACTACAGATATAGGTTGGTTGATCTGTTCATTTAGATCATCCAATGCCGCTCGCACTGTAACCGGCTGCACATCAATAACTTCATCTTGACTTTGTATACCCAGCAATAAATCACTTGCATAAAGACGGCCCCAGAAAGCAGCAGCCCTAAGCCTGATCATGTGCTCAGGCATCGTCTGCCATTTGCTGCCTGACTTAGTAGACCAGCCTTCCTTCTTAGCCATCACCATTGTGATCGTTGGCCCCCGCAGCTCCTGCTCTGTCTTTATGTCAGTAGCAACTGCATAGCAGGCCAAGCTCTCGCCCTCGCCACTTAGCTCATATCGCAGCGAGGTAAAACGTCCGCTGCCATTGATCATCGCAATAATGAAGCTGCTGCTCCACGATGGCCGGCCATGGATTACATGCAGGTGTTGCATCGCCAGAAATGGGCTGATGTTCATCCGATTTGCAATTTCAAGCGCCACCAGGCAATTGGCAAACCCCTGCTGCCCTTGGAATTGCGTTGGGATTAACGTACTGCTAGCCAATGCCTTGGCAATGCGTTGTGCATCTTCAAATGCTTGGATGCCGCTAAAAACTGAACCTGTTGCTAATGCTGTGGATTGAGTCATTAATACATCTCAATAGGTGGGAGTGCGCAGCCATCCGCTTTTGGTAACATCCATGGCGGCAAACTAATAAGTTCTACTTCATCGCTATAACTAGGCCACTTATCAGATGCTTTGCATTCTGCTAATTTGCGTAATGCTTCTGCAGTTGCTTTTGCGCCTGCTTCAATCATCAACGGATCAGCAACATAAACTGCTACGGCATAAGGTGGTTTTTTTTCTACGCAAACAAATATAAATTGTTCTGGTCTGATGCCAGTTGCTTGCTCAACTCCATCAAGATACCAACTTGCTTGCCGGTGGTAATTCCACTTGGCAATTGATCGCTGGAACTCCTTAGGGCTTGCGTCCTCAGTAGTTTTTAGATCCACAATTGTTTTGCCATCATCACTTAACCAGTCAGGTCTGCATTTGCATTGAAGGCCAGTCTCTTTGTCAAACCACATGTGAGTGGTCTCAGGCTTACCTGGCATTCCATGCAATAGCCATGTCGCGGCACGATGCCTCGATATAGCTAGGCCCATCTCATACACCAGCTCATGATCATCGCGGCTGATAATGCTGCGGCCACCGGCCTCTTCAGCAAAGGCTGCCCAGGCTTCCTTACCTGCTTTTGTACGCCGGTCAATTGCGGCAGGTGCTGTCACATACCGTGAGTCCCATGCGTCTAATTCCAAAATATGCGTATGAACGGCAGTGCCAAGCAGCATTGCTGCTGTTGGTTCTGTCGCAATACGCTTTGGATCCAAATACCTGGCCCAATAATGCAAAGGGCTGCGGCTAATTAAATCAAGGCTACTTTTGCTCACGGCTGGGTGGGCGTGATACTCCTCGTTATTCATAAAATGCAGTTGGAATAGGTTGATAAGAAAACTCGGTCACCACCAAAAATGGGATGACCGTAGCTATCGCAAAGCACAAAAATCTAAGCATCCAGCAACCCAGCCTCCTCAAGATATGCCTCGATATCAAACAACACATCAGCTAATGGATGTGTGTCGTTGAAATCCAGCAGTTGGTGCTCGCTTAGATCATCAGCCACCATTCGGTAGCTTTTGATTAGCTCAATCAAAGAAGAATTGAGAGCTTCAATTTGTTCGCTGGTCATGGGCCTATTGCGTGGGGCTCTCGAATCATATACCCTAAAGCTACCCAACGCAACCCAACGTTCCATCATGTCTATTGTTGTTCTTAGGACATACCAGGCGGAGGCTGCGATCAGCCTTGTTGTCTTGCTGCAGCGTTATGGCATGGCCTACCTGCGTGGTGAGGTGCGTACTGGCAAAACCTTTACTGCCCTAGCAGCTATCAAATCCATCGCCTACAAGTCAGTACTCATCGTCACCAAAAAGAAAGCAATTGCCTCAATTGAGGCAGACCGTGATGCCATTGGCCTAACTGAGGCAGTCACGGTCACAAATTATGAGCAGTTGCCAAAGTTTGCAGGTGATCATTTCCAGCTCCTTTTAATTGATGAGGCCCATGGCGTTGGTGCCTATCCCAAGCCATCGAAACGGTTTAACGACATCCGCCAGGTTGGTTATTTGCACTTACTGCTAATGTCTGGCACCCCATCGCCAGAGTCCTACAGCCAGCTATACCATCAATTCCGCCTTGGTCGTGCTATCTGGTCTGGCTATGCAAATTTCTACGACTGGGCAAAATCTGGTTACGTCGATATCGGCAGCAAATACGTTGGTACCGGCCAGCAGGTAAATGATTACAGCAAAGCAAATGAAACCCGAATCCTGGCTGATATAGAGCCCTACACCGTCACAATCACACAGAAAAGCGCCGGCTTTACCACCGTCATCAAGGAGCACACTCATTACGTTCAGATGAAGCCACGAACCTATCGCCTGGCAAAACGCATAATGACCGATGGCGTTATTGGTACACCCTCCTGCCGCAGTGTTCTTGCTGATACTGGCGCAAAGGCCATGTCAAAACTCCGCCAGATTTATTCCGGCACCGTCATCACCGAGGCTCATGGTGCAGTGATATTTGACACCACAAAAGCAAAATTCATAATGGAACACTTTTCTGGGAAATTAGCCATTTTGTATTGCTTCAAAGCTGAAGGTGACATGTTACGCAAAATGTTTGGCCCCAATGCCACCGATTCCCCAGAGCAATTCAACGCTGACCCAGATGCCATCTACATCGGCCAGATACTCTCCAGCCGTGAAGGCGTCAACCTATCCACAGCCGATCACTTGATTTTTATGGGGATTGATTACTCCGCTCTCAGCTACCTCCAAGGCCGGGATCGCGCCTCTTACCTTGGTCGTGATCGCGCAAATCAGATCCATTTCATCTTTGCTGCAAAATCAATCGAGCCTCGCGTCTACGCTTTAGTGCGCAACAAAGAAAATTACACCGGCTCCCACTATGCGGCAGACCGAAGCAGTCTTTCAGCGGAAGCTGATCAAGCAATACGAAGCTGATGGTTGGTATGTCCTAAAAATTATTCAATGCAATAAACCCGGCTGGCCTGATCTTTTATTAATTAAAGGTGATCAATATCGCCTGGTTGAAGTAAAAGCTGCTGATGGTTGCGTCTCCCCAATTCAAAAGTATCGCCATGCTGAGTTGCAATTACTTGGTATCCCTGTCGCAATTATTAAACCATGACCCTTCTTGATCAATTAAACCAACTGCCAGACAGTTGGGGCTACGTTGCTGTCGGTAAATCAAAACGGCCATATCAAGCAAAATGGCAGCAAAATCCATTAAATAAACAGCAGCTTGCGTTTGAAATTACTGCCGGTCGTGCTCATGCCATCGGTGTTGCATGTGGCCCACAATCAGGCGGTTTATTATTTATTGATCACGATGGCCCCTCAGCTAGTGAGGTGTTGCGTAAGCTTGGTATTCCAACATCTGAACTGCCTAAATCATGGGCTGTTACTTCAGGTCGTAAAGGTCGCTTCCAAATAATATATACAGTTCCTATCCAATATTGGGATCAGATTAAGACACGTAAGATTAAATCTGGTGTTATCGATGAAGATGGCAGCGTTGAGCAGATAGAACTCCGGTGGACTGGTTGTCAGTCAATAGTTGCTGGTTCTCATCCCATCACTGGTGCATATCGTTGGATTGATGGTCGCGCACCATCTGATATTTCCATTGCTGAAGCGCCCATGGCCTTGATCCAAGAGATGTTGCCACCGCCGACTGCCCCCGCAGTAGTGCCAATGCCTAAGCCCAGGGTGAATGGCAAGAAGTACAATGATTTTGATAATGCTTTAATATATCTTGCTGCTTTAAATCCTGCTCGCGCTAATGATTACGACCAATGGATTGAAGTTGGGCAATGTTTACATTCAGTAAATGATTCACGGCTCCTATCGCAATGGGATCAATGGTCATCATTAAGCCCTAAATACACGTCAGAAGGTTGCCAACAACATTGGTCATCATTTAAAGCTGATGGTAATCGCAGCATAAAACGTTTATGCAAACTAGCTAAAGAAGATGGCTGGCAGCCTGATGAGAAGGATCAATACGAAAAGCTGGAAGCTAGAGAGTTGCTGGGAATGTTGCGGCCTGTTGAAGGTAAAATATCAGACTACCGATTTAATATATTTACGCAGCAGATTGAATATCGCGGTGAACCCGCACCTAACATTGAACTATTCTATCTGAACTTATCCGAAATTGGTTACAAAGTTGGCAAGGAGATGGCGCTTGATTGCGTCATAAAAGTTGCCCGTGAACATGCGTATGACCCGGTAAAATTATATCTTGAACATGTAGCAGATAACGTATTGCCAGAATGCATCGAATACTTATCTTCCACCTATTTGCGCAAGGGCTCTGATCTAAAAGCTGGCCCCACTTTATACGACCACATGCTCAAACGTACCCTTATAGCTGCCGTAAAGCGTGTATTTGAGCCTGGTTGCAAGCATGACACTGCTTGCGTTCTTATGGGCGATCAAGGCTCGCAAAAGTCATCCTTCTGGGCTGCTCTTGGTGGCCCCTTCTTTTCTGATGCGCTCAAAGACATCGGCAACAAGGACGATCTTCTGGTTTTGCACTCCAGTTGGATCATGGAATGGTCTGAAATTGATGCGCTCAACAGCAAAAAACACGCCGGCCAGGTAAAAGCATTTTTATCGCAAGCGACCGATCTATTCCGGGTGCCATATGGCAAAGCAGCGGAGCGGTTCCCACGGCGCGGCATCATCGTTGCCTCAACCAACCGTGAAGACGGGTTCTTGGTTGATGACACCGGCAACCGCCGATTCTGGGTAATCCCCGTCACAGCCACTCTCGCGGCGCCTATAGATGTCACCAGCTTGCTTCTGGAGCGTGATGGCATCTGGTCTGCTGCAGTTGCTGCATATCGCGCTGGTTTCCCAACCCACCTGCCCACAGAGCTTGAAACCCAGGTAGCCGAGCAAAACGATAATTTCGTCTCCTCCTCCCCGTGGCATGTACTAATCGAGACCTGGCTCGCAGCACCAGCCAACCATGGCGCAGCTATTACTACCGAGATGATCCTCAACGATGTCATCCGTATGGATGCTGCACATCAAACCCAAAGCCACCAGAAGCAGGTGGCGCAAATTCTTAAACGGCTTGCCTATTCCAGGAAGCGTTCTCGACTAGGGGGAACACTGCGATGGATCTATCAAAAGGATTGTTCCCCGTAGCAAAAACCAAGGGGGGACACTTTGGCCCTGTGATACCAAGGTTGTTCCTAGTGTTCCCCTGTTCCCCCTATTTATTTATATATATATATTTTATATAGTAATAGGGGGTATAGGGGGTATGCGTAGATCTCAGGTAAAACTGAACCTTTACGGGGAACGTGGGACGGGGGAACAAATGCTATGGTTTAGAGGCGATGGGGCGGCCCATCCTGAATCTGGAATGGGCCGTTTTTTTTCATGATTAACCCAACGATCACCTTTGACCCAAAAGAAATACTTGGGAAGTTGTCCAACCTTGGTCAGGTGCAGCTTCCGTCTGCTGCAGCTACCGCATTGAACTTGACGGCCTATGCCATGCGTAAAGCGATTCAAGATGCTGCACTGGTCACTTTCAACGAGGTGGTGCCATTCACGCTGGCGAGCTTCCTGTACAAGAAGGGATCACCAGTAAATCTTGAGGCGGTGGTATACATCCGGCCTGATGCACCAAAGGGCAACCCTGCAAGCTCCTACCTAGCCCCGCACATCTATGGGGGTCTGGCATACCGGACACGGTTTGCAAAGGGCTTGGGACGCACTAGAGACCCCTCTCCGCTAGGAGGAGGTGGCCCAATCCTTGCGCCAAACCAAGTGATGGCCCCTACTCAATCACCACAGGGGGTTCGGTTCACCAATAGAGGCCGCATGTCACCTGGGCAATACGAGCAGATAATGACTTACCTGGCTAACTCTGACTCAACGCGCACAGCCGCAACTGGCCGCAAAAGGGCAGCAAGTGTTGGTGTTAGATATTTCTACATGAATCAGGCGATGGCAGATGAACGCCGCAACTTGCGTAGCAGCAAGCCAGGTATCTTTATGGCAAAAGGTAGAAAATTGATGCGCGTGATGACAGAAATAAATACACCAAGTTTTGGTGCAAAATTTAAATTCTTTGATATTGGAATTGCGACAGCAAATACTGAGTTTCCAAAAATCTTGAGGCAACAAAAGTTTTTGTAAAAATTTTGGACATGGGGCATATCGGTTTAAGGCCAAAAATTTTTGGACATGGGAGGTATCGGTTTAAGGGCCTTTTTTTGTGATAAGGGGGAAGTGGTTTAAGAGCCTGGTGCGGAGGGAGGCCCCTAGAACTCACGCTGTAGTACGTTTGGACTATAGTACACATGTACCATTGAGAATGATTCTCATTATCAAAATAGTACAAATGTACTAGTAAGAAGGATTCTCATTATCAATAGTACAAAAGTACTATTTGTATAAACAATTAAACAGTGCTGTTTAATACTTATAAACAATACCGTTTAAAGTTACCAATTAAACAATTAAGTTTAATTGGTATTTTTATTTGGTTTCCTAGGTGCGTCCCGATAGTACACCTGATCGGTAGTACGGTAGTACAGCAAATCTAAAATAATTGTTAAGCATTGTGAAACCTTGTTGCACTCTGCCGGTAGTGCGCCTATTGTTAGGGGGAGCAGTAATCCCTTTCGCAACTGCTCTCAAAAATTATGACTTCACTTCTATTAGCTCTCATTTTTAAATTTTTGCTCCCGTTACTAGTGCTAGTAGCACTAGTGGATCTTTTAAGCCAGACTCAAGCTCAAAAGATTCAGCGCCTCGCTAAATCTGGCTATTCACAGAGATCAATAGCCGAGCGTTTAGGTATTACTAGGTACAGGGTGCGCTTAGCTCTGGCTTAATTCTCAAAACATTGGCCCCTTTACATCCAACCCTTAACCCTTTCTAAAACAATGCGAACCAAACAAACAGACTTAACGCCCGGGCAATGGAAGATTTTCTATGGCGTAGAACTTGAGACAGGTGTATCGGTACCGGAGCTACTGAAGGCGGGAGGTTTCGCCCCTGATCCTTGGTTTCCAGGCGCCATATGTGGCACATTGCCGCATTGCGGCCTTTATGGGCTAATGGAACCTAGCGGCGCTTGCCATACATAGCCATGATTAATTTTAATGAAGCTCAGATACCAAAACCACAACCTCACAAAACAATGCAAATTATTGACCGTTTAAGCTACTGCTCCGGTACCTATGCCTTTTGGGCTGATCATCATGAAGGCCAAAGCTCTAAAGGTTATGAGATCCTTTCTAAGGTTTCTAACCAATACAACCCCGGCCCCTCATATAATGGTTGGGATAGCTTGGACGAAACAAGTAGGGAGGTCTACCGCTCATGGTGCAGGAAACAGTCTGTAGAGTGTGAATACGATACGGTGAAATATGCTCTATCAAATGCCTTTGATTCTGAGGATCCTTGCGTTGAGTACTTTCTTAATGGATATGGTAGTAATACCTTAGAGGAAACGTGTTTGGTTAATTACTACCAAAGCGATTTCGTTAATATTGATATGTGTTACACTCGAGATTTAATAGAGTTCTATGATCGCAACGAAACAGAGTTAACGGCCTGGATAGACAAAGCGTGCGAAGCCTACGGTTATACCTCTACGTTGCAGCTATTGGAGGGGCAGACGATAGAAACCCCGGGCGATATGGCGGCGGCTTTGGTCAATACCGCTATGAGTTACCTAGCTTATGAGCTGCTCTCGGTATTGTTTCCCGACAAGTAGCCGCAACGATTAACCAAATACCAAGGCCCCTAGGTGACTAGGGGCCTTTATTTTTGCCCGCTCTTAGTCACCTAGGGGCTTCTTTGTTGGCTTGCTATCTTAGCCCCTCTCACAAGCCCCTGTAAGGGGCGCTATATCAGGCAAATAGGTTACCCTATGCGATCAATTAAGGCGCCTCTTAGGCGATCCTAGGCGGACTTGTTTACGCTAACTAGGCGCGAAGTAGCTGTTACATAACAAAGCGCCTTAAATATTATAATATATATGTACTATAATATTTTATTTGAGGCATAATTAAGCCTTAAGTATTGTAATATATATGTACTATAATATTTTTTTCGGCAAAAGTTAGGTTCTTCCCGGGTTGTTTGCCACGGGTAATTTCGAACCCCCCTGATCCGCTAGCGTTACATTTCAACATGTTGCAACCGTCTCACCTGAGTCTCACAGTAAGACTCAATTATCAAAAGCTGACCATTATATGCACAAAACACGCCTATGTGTTGCTAACTTGGTTTAACGACCTTTAAACGGTTAAACTTTGGGTTATGACAACTTGTAGCAGCAAAGAACTAGCTGATTCCCTTGGTGTGACTGTCGCAAGGGTAAGCCAATTAAAAACGCAAGGGCGATTTGATGGTTGCTTTACAATCCAACGCAACAAGATCTTTTGGGATCTTGAAGCAGCAACGGATATGTACAACGAGGTAGGGCCGATTGGCGCAAGTAATACGCGAAAGAAAACTGAGGACTTAGACATACCAAGCTTCAATGAAAGTAAAGCAAAGTCAGAACATTTCCGTGCAGAGCTGGCGAGGCTTGACCTAGAGACCAAGGAGCAGGAATTGGTTGAAGCATCGCAAGTAGAGCGGGAAGCATTCACCAGTGCCCGCGCTGTAAGGGATGCATTGAATAACATCCCTGATAGAGTTAGCAGCCAAATTGGAGCAGAGTCAGATCCTGTGGTGATCCACAAAACATTGTCAGATGAGATCCGTAAAGCATTGGAGACATTGACAAATGCGTAATGGCGCAACGGTATATCGCAAGGCATTTTTAGATGGGCTGCGTCCAGATGCTGATTTAACGGTTAGTCAATGGGCAGATCAGTATCGGATGCTTAGCAGCAAGGCAAGCGCAGAAGCAGGGCCATGGCGTACAGAACGAACGCCATATCTACGGGAGATCATGGATTCAATGAGCGCCAACTCAACGGTGCAAAAAGTTGTATTTATGGCTGGTGCTCAGCTTGGCAAGACGGAATCAATTAATAACGTGGTGGGCTACATGATTGCCCACGCACCAGGGCCGGCATTATTTGTACAGCCCACGATTGAGATGGCAAAACGACTATCGAAGCAAAGGCTGGAGTCATTAATTAATGAGACACCTTGCTTAGCGGAAAAGATCGCACCAGCCAGGAGTAGGGATAGTGGCAACACAATGTTTAGCAAAGAATTCCCTGGTGGAATTTTGCTACTTACGGGAGCTAATAGTGCTACGGGTTTGAGATCAGCGCCCTGCCGATGGGTGTTGCTGGATGAGGTGGATGCATTCCCTAGTGATGTCGATGGGGAGGGCGATCCATGCGCGTTGGCAGAAAGAAGAGCATCAACTTTTAGTAGACGCAAGATAATTTTGACTTCAACGCCAACGGTAAAAGATATGAGCCGTATCGAGACAGAATATCTGGCATCTGACCAGCGTAGATATTTTGTGCCGTGTCCACATTGTGACCACATGCAATGGCTGGAATGGAAAAACTTGCAATGGCGTGATGGCGACCCAAAAACAGCCGCATATGTATGTGCTGGATGCGGCACCCATATCCAAGAGCACTACAAAAGCGAAATGCTGCGCAAGGGTGAGTGGCGAGCTATGGCTGAGAGCCAGGATCTACGGACGGTAGGGTTTCACTTGTCAACGTTGTATTCACCAGTTGGGTGGAAGAGCTGGCAAGAAATTGTGGGTGAGTTTCTTAGAGCAAAAAATGATGCCCCATTATTAAAAACATTTGTTAATACGGTATTAGCTGAGACGTGGGAGGAGGAGACAGGAGCAAGATTGGGGGCGGAAGGGCTGGCGGAACGGGCCGAGCTCTACCCTGCTGGGGAGGTGCCAAATGGCGCGACGATCCTTACTGCTGGTGTCGATGTACAGGATAACCGGGTTGCTATTGGGCTCTATGCATGGGGAGCTGGGGAAGAATGCTGGCTTGTAAGCCACACCGAGGTGTATGGCGATCCAGCCGGTCAGAAGTTGTGGGATCAAGTGGATGACATCGTATTACGGGATTACCCTCATGCTGCAGGTGGCCGTGTGAAGGTATCAGCAATTGGGGTGGACTCTGGCGGGCACTTCACAAGTGAGGTGTATGCGTATGCCAGAAGCCGTAAAGGGAAAGGTGTGTTTGCGTTAAAGGGTTCGTCTATTAGTAACAAACCACCAATTGGCAAGCCCTCCAAGGTTGATATTAACTACAAGGGGCAAGTGCTTAAAAATTCAGCGGAGGTGTTCCCATGCGGCACGGACACCGTGAAATCAACGCTTTTTGGCCGGTTGAAGCATAACGAGCCTGGTGCTGGGTTCATTCATTTCCATGCTGAGGCAGGGCAGGAATACTTCAAACAGGTAACAGCAGAGCGGCAGGTGGTGCGATATGTGAAAGGTTTTGCAGTACGTGAATGGAAAAAGAAAGCAGGAGATCGCAATGAGGCATTGGATTGTTTTGTTTATAGCTATGCGGCGTTGCATTTTCTATATATGCGATTCAACCGGAATACAGTATTTGAACAGTTTGAGCGGGTATTGAATACGAAAGAACCAGCAGCACCTAAACCGGTAGAATTGGGCTATCGACCGCCGCAGCGTAGAATGGTAAGGCAAGCTTCTTCGTTCGTGACAAGCTGGTGAGTATTCTCGTCCCAAGTTTAATTTACGCAGGCGACACCGTCGTGTTTGATGTTCTTGATTTTAAGGACGCAATAGGTACAAGTATTTCTAGCGGCACTTATACGCTGACATGGTACGCAAGATTTAATCACACACATGAAGGCGCAACAGTAGTTGGTACAGCGCAAAGTGGTGGCTGGAGGGTTACTGTCCCCGCTGCCACCACAGCCGTATTTAACACAGGAGCGTGGACATGGCAGGCGATTGCCACCTATTCCACTTTGCAATTTACAGCAGGGCGCGGCCAGTTTACGGTTAAATCAACAGCGGCTTATACGGGGCAACCTGCTGCTTATGACGATAGGTCTCGCGCTGAGATTGATCTGGTTTTTGTAGAAACCGCAATACGGACATTAGCGGAAGGCGGAATGGTGCAGGAATACCAAATTGGTGGCCGTATGTTGAAGCGATATAAAATGATAGAACTATTGCAATTGCGCGATAGTTTAAGAAATGAGGTTGCCATGGAACGTAAAGCTGAAAAGATTAGACAGGGTCTTGGCAATCCAGGCTTAGCAAAAGTGAGGTTTGTCTAATGGCAATTTTTGGATTTGGCCGCACCAGCGTTTTAAAGCGTCAATTACACGAAGCGGGACAAAAGAATGCGTTGCTGAAGCGAGCGTATGCTGCTGCCCAAAATAACAGGTTAACTTCTGACTGGATCAGCCAAGCCACCTCCGCCGATAGCGAAATTCGCGGTGGGATAAGAGTGTTGCGCAATCGCGCTAGGCAACTGGTACGAGATTCTGATTTTGCAAGATCTGCGCTTCGTGCTGTACGCAACAACGTGGTGGGCACTGGCATCAAGATGCAATCGCAGGTAAGGATGCAACGCGGAGGGAGGTTAGCGGAAGATATCAATAGCAGGATTGAGCAAGAATGGGCTTACTGGGGTTGTGCAAAACGATGCAACACTGCAGGTAAATTAAGTTGGTATGACATCCAGCGGTTATCTATTACATCAGTATTGGAATCCGGTGAAGTATTTATTAGATTTGTAAAGCAACCTTTTGGCGGCAGCAAAGTGCCATTGGGTCTTGAAGTAATTGAATCAGATCTATTGGATGATGATTATAGCGGCATTGAAAAGAATGGTAATGAAGTGCGGATGGGTGTTGAGATTGATAAATGGGGCCGGCCTGTTGCTTATCACTTCTATGACTATCACCCCGGTGATTATTTATTTAGCTATGCGCAAAAAGCAGCTAAAAAGCGTGTCCGTATCCCTGCAGAAGACATTCTGCATTTGTATCTAATTGAACGCCCTGGACAGACGAGAGGCATCAGTGCATTTGCATCAGCAATCATGCGATTGCGCAACCTAAGCGGCTATGAGGAGGCGGAGATTGTAGCTGCTCGCGCCAGTAGCAGCATGATGGGATTTGTTAAAACACCAGATCAAGAGTTGTTTGAGGATGGCACCCAAGACAATGAATCGGTGCTTGATTTTTCTCCTGGAAGCATAAGGCGATTGGCACCGGGGGAGGAGATGCAATTTTTTACACCCAACCGGCCTGATGATGCATTTACACCATTTGTGCAGCAGATGCTTCGTGCTGTAGCGGCTGGCATTGGCTGTTCTTATACGCAGGTATCAAGCGATTTTTCGCAAAGTAACTACAGCTCCTCCAGGCTAGAGCTAATAGAAACCAGAGCGCATTACAAAACTTTACAGCAATATATGATTGAGTCTTTATGCGAGATGGTGTATGAGAAATGGATGGATATGGCAGTGTTGAGCGGTGTGTTAGATCTTCCTGGCTTTGATAGCAATCCAGAACGTTATTACGCAAACAAGTGGATTGCACCTGCAGCGCAATTTGTTGATCCGCAAAAGGAAGCCGCTGCTTATAAAGATTTAATCCGCAGCGGGATTATGACGCTATCGCAAGTAATTGCATTACATGGCGGTGATTTTGAGGATCAAATGCGACAACGGCAGCATGAGCTAGCGGTAGCTGATGAGTTTGGCATCATATTGGACACAGACCCTTCGCAGGTTTCAAGTAATGGCATCTCGCAACCTGTACCTAACCCACCAACAGAACATCCGTTAGAGCATGAGGCAGAGGGAGAAGAGGAAGAAGAATCCGAGGAGGACGAAAGCTAATGGAAGAGTCGGGTAACATGAGCGGCATGGAGCCAACCGCTATCGAAACCGCAGAGGATCTCACAATGGATAATGCAACAGAAGATCGCGCAGAACCTAACGGCCTAAAAACCGGTGATTTTGTTGAGTGGGGCAGCAGTGGCGGCACAGCTCGCGGCAAAATTACACGCATCCTTAGAGATGGCACACTTGAAGTTCCTGATTCTTCTTTTAGCATCACCGCAACAGAAGAAGACCCAGCGGCATTAATTCGTATTTACCGTCAAGGCGATGATGGCTATGAAGCAACTGATCGCTTGGTTGGTCATAAATTTTCAACGCTAAGCAAGATTGCAGCATTGCGATTCTTTGATGGCAACGCGATCACACGCTCGGCCAGTACTGAATTTAAGATGGCGGACGACGATGACCGCACTCTTGAGTTCCCTTTTGGTAGCGAAAAGCCAGTAGAGCGTTACTACGGCATGGAAGTGCTAAGCATGGATGAGGAATCAATGGATCTAAGCCGGCTCAACGATGGCGCACCACTGCTTTATCAGCACGATGCAGATCGCATTATTGGCGTAGTGCAAAAGGCATATATCAAAAACAAAAGAGCTTATGCAAAAGTAAAGCTTGCCAATAACGAACTTGGCCGCGAAATGCAAGAGTTGATAAAAGATGGAATTATGCGTAATGTAAGTTTTGGTTATAAGATTACGCAGATGGAAACTGATGAGTCAACCTCACCTGTGACTTATCGCGCAACAAGATTCCAACCCTTCGAACTTAGTCTTGTGACGTTGGCAGCGGACGAATCAGTTGGAATAGGCCGTGCCTTCTATCATAAGGAAGTCACGGAAGCGGCCTCAGCCGTTCAAACACAACCTACCGGAGTAACAACAGTGGATCAAACCCTCAATCTTGAGGCTGTCCGCGCTGAGGCCGCTCAGGCCAAAGCAAAGGAAGCCGCCGAAATGATCGCTCTTGGGCAACGTACCAAGAACATGGAAATGGCTTCAGAGTTTATTGCTAATTCCCGTGGTCTTGAGGAATTGCGTTCTGCACTTCTCGAGAAAATGGGCGTACAAGAAAAGCCTTTGAATCCTGCTGATGCAGAGATTGGCTTGAACGAAAAAGAGAAGCGTAATTTCTCTTTTGTTCGCGCTCTCAATGCTATGGCTCATCCCAATAGCCCTGAAGCGCAAAGAGCTGCTGCGTTTGAAATCGAAGTTAGCCGCGCTGCACAAAAGCAATCTGGTAAGGAAGCCCGTGGCATCCTGATCCCTGCCGATGTACTTGGCTATGGCCGCCGCGATCTAACCGTAGGCAGCGCATCTGCTGGTGGCGATCTGGTCGCAACTGAGTTGATGAGCGAAAGCTTTATCGATTTGTTGCGCAAGGCCTTGGTACTGCAAGGTGCTGGCGCCACGATCATGACCGGCCTGCAAGGCATGGTTGCTTTACCACGCCAATCAGGCGGTGCAACTGTTTATCACGTTGCAGAATCCAGCAGCATCACCGAATCAGCTTTAACAGTTGACCAGGTAACAATGCAGCCACGCACAATCGGTGCCCTTACCGATTATTCGCGTCGTTTGTTGCTGCAATCCAGCATCGACATTGAGAACCTTATCCGTCGCGATCTAGCTCAAAGCATTGCTATTGAGGTAGAGAACCAAGCGATTAATGGCACCGGCACCGGCTCCTATCCACTAGGCATCCTGAACGTAACCGGCATCAACACTGAGTCTGGCGTTGCTGCGTTTAGCGACTTTGTAAATGCTGAGGCAAGTCTTAGCACCGACAACGCATTGCTGGGCAGCCTTGGTTATCTGATGAACTCTGCATTACGCGGAACTCTAAAGACCACCGAAAAAGCCACCACCACCAATGGCGTATTTGTTTACGAAGCTGACAACACCATCAATGGTTACTCAGCTTATGTATCCAACTCAATGCCAAACTCCACCGCGATTTTCGCTAACTTCAGCGACATCCTGATGGGCTTCTGGAGTGGTTTGGACATCATGGTTGATCCTTACACAGGATCAGCTTCTGGCACCGTTCGTGTGGTTGCCATGCAGGACTACGACATTGCAATTCGCCATCCTGAGTCCATCTGCAAACTGTCCTGATAATTGAGGAGTAGCAATGCGCATTGAGATTCTGCGAAACACCATTGTTGACCTACAGCAGGTAAATGTTGGTGATTTTGTTGAAACCGATTTAAGATCAGCTTTGCTCTTAATCGGCATCAAGAAAGCTATTGCTGCTCCTTTACCTCAGGAAGTTATTGTTACTGCTGAGCCTATTCCACCCATTCCAAAACGGAGAAAAACCGATGATTCACAACCTAGGAAGCAAAACTTACCTAGCCAGCCTGTTACCGGCTGACTCTCGCACTGCTACA